GAGTATGGACGACAGAATGCACATGAGGCGTATGCCGAGGCATATACTGAGGTTTCACTCACCAATGGTGCTACGGATAACGCTGTAGCTCAGATATATGATCGAGTGTTTAACTGGACTGGTACGCACGCCGACTCGCAGGCTGTAAATGTTGCGGCGCTGGCTGTAAAGTCCGGGCTGTCTCCGGCTAAGGTTGAGCAGCAACTCAAGAATCATCCCGAACTAGGGAGCGCATAATGCATAAGATTACTCCATTTCTAACACCAATGGGTGCTTTCATAATCGCCGGGACGGATGGCAGTGAGCCGCCAAAACTTATCGGGCATGATCCTCTAGACGACATAGAGGAAGACCCCGAGCGGATAGACGAAATCGAGGCGATGATTAATGCTCAACTTAGCCGAACAGATCAAATCTGATGAAGTCATGCTTGGGTATGCCGGCCTGCCGGATCCTGAGGAGTGGTCAGAGGAAATCCAAATAGTTGAGGAAATCGCCTACCTCGACCGGACATTAGAACAGAACGGGCGGACACCAACGCATGACTATGGCGAGCTAAACTGGCTAGCTGAGATGCTTGGCTTGCCATTAGATAAATCAGGAGGAACCAACAATGCCTAATAGTTATGAGGCTCGTATGGCCGAGTATGAGGCCCAAGTGCGGGCTAAGTACACACAGGCTGAAGTTGACACTCTTGGAGCTAAGGGCCATGCTCTTAAGGACGATGATGGGGAGCACTATAGCTATCCCATTGATGATCTTCAAGACCTTAAGCGGGCCATTAAGGCCGTTGGACGTGGAAGTGCGGACCACGATAAGATTCGCAAATACATAATCGGAAGGGCAAAGGGTATGGGCAAATCGACATTGATTCCTGAGAACTGGAACTCAGACGGGTCCATTAAGCCCGAAGCTAAGTCCGCTGAGTTTTTGGCTTCGCAGTGGCGTGAAGGGCAGTCGTACAGTGATCTTCAGGACATGCTGTCGAGTGCTGTATCGGACAAGTTCTGCAAGGACGACGATGACTACACATATGTCTTTGATTTTGATGATGACAATGTAGTCTTTTGCCAGAATGGTGAGAAGTTTCAGACGGGATACACCATTGACGGAAATGACGTGAAGCTAGATAAGAAGCCAACTGCTGTCAAGGTTGTGACAACGTATGTGCCGATTGAAACTAAGTCGTCTGAGCCTGTTGAGGATCCGATCCCGGCAGTACCGAAGAAGTATTGGGCGTTGCGGGAGATGGAGCCGCCCATTGTTGCTGACTTCCAGGTTCGAGCGGAGGGTGAAGCTCCTACCGAGGCCGAGCTAGTTGGCTGGCCTTCGACCACTGGCAATGGCTATGACGTTATGGATTGGATGGGTGAATACACCGAAACGATTATGCCAGGTGCTTTTGCTAAGACTCTTAAGGAGTCGGACTACATTCCGTACCTTGTGGACCATAAGGGCGATGTGTTGTCCTCGTGGCCTAAGACTATGGACCTTGGCGAGGACAGCCGAGGTTTGCGAAGTGTGGCTCGCCTCGACATCGCAGAGAATACGTCTAGTCGGAATCTGTACTCTGGCGTCAAACGTGGCGACTACTCAAAGATGTCTTTCGCATTTAGGGCAACCAAGGAAGACTGGGATGAGACATACACTAAGCGGTCTGTGCTAGAGCTTCAGCTCTTTGACTGCTCGGTTGTGAAGTCGCCGGCCAACAAGCTGACCACGGTTGGCTTGCGTTCAGACGTGCAAGACATCTTGGGCCGTGAGGGCGTCATGCTCTTTAGGTCTGCTGGTCTTTTGTACACGGATTACGTGAATACTCGCCAACTTGACCAAACGGCTGAGCCTGTGTTCGAGGACACTATCTCGGCGCTCAAGTATATGGATGAGCGTATGTGTGCTCAACCTCAGTATATGTACTGTTCTCGTGCCAGAACGTTCAAGGTTATGGATGTGATTAGCCAACTACGTGCTGGTAAAACTATCTCTAGCGCCAATGAGCAACTGCTTAAGGACGCTCTCGATGCTCTCGGCCAGGGTGCCAATGGCGTCAAGGCTGCGGGCTCTGGGATCTCTGAAGCGGAGACAGCCATTCGAGCTACACTTGGAGATACTGAGCCTGATGCTAATAAGCAATTGGCAAGCAATAATGGTGGTCTAGATACTGGTAAGCTGAATGATGGTAACCCAGTTCTACCCAATGATGGAGCGGGAGTGCGAATGGCTAGGGCTAAGGCCGAGCTACTAAAACATCGCTCTAGTAGGTAACCTGTATTACATCTATGCAGGTCAAGATAGGTCTACTTGACATTCTCTATAGAGCATGATAGGGTAGATAGTAGAGGAGATATTGCTCCAAACGATGGTGCGGGGACCCGGAGCGGCCCGCCCTCGGTTAAAGTAGCAAGGCACAGGCTAAGCTAAGCTATTGAGACTTCGCTCCAAGTAATCCAAACCATCAAAGTAAAGGAAGATAACTATGCCTATTTTTGGAGAACCGAACTACACTGAGGGTGCGGTATTCGTTGTGGCGGGTACTGGTGCTGTGGCGCATACTGCTGCTGTTGACGAATGGACGATTGTTACTGGTGCTACAACCGGTGCAAGCGGGGCTGTTACGGTCACTCTCCCGGCCATTAGCACTTTGTTCCCGCTCGTGGCTGTTCAGCCTTCGCAGGCTGCGATTGCGGCAAGTGGTGCTGGTGGGACTGGCGCTCCTTATTACCCCACGGCTGCTGAAGTTGGTGGCATTGCCGTTAAGGTGACACAGGAGGTAGTTGCCTCTGGTTGCCCTGGTGTTTCCGTCGTGCTTAGTACGGCTGAAAAGACTGCGGGTGTCCTGTTGAATGGTGGCACTGGTGCTTATACTTTGCCAGCCGGTCCTTCGACTGCCAGTGCTCTTTTCGTGGCAATCAATGGTGACTGGTACGTGGGCTAAATAGGGTGAATATTGCTTTCGACGTTGATGGGGTACTGGACGCTTTTCCGCCAGTGATGTTGATGCTTTGCGGCTCGCTTACTGCGGGCGGTAATCATGTGTTCATCATCACTGGCATAGAGAGTGACGAGAAACCCACCCAGTCGGATCTAGACAATAAAGAAGCCTATCTCACCGGGCTCGGGTTTGGCAAGGGCAGCTATTACAAGCTGATTGTCATTAACCAGCCTCATGACAAGAACAAGGCGCAAGCCATCAAGGACAATAAGATTGCCCTGTTAATCGACAACAATGTCGATAACGTTAAGGCTGCAAAGAAACTTTGTGCCTGCCTTCTGCTTTGGAATACCAAAGAGAAGTAAAAGGATGTACCGCAAGCCGGAACTGAAGCACCACTCTCTGCCCGAGAGCCGGACTGATAGGAACCACTTGTAAGAAAATCCCGACACTTGTAAGAAATGTCAAAATGTCGGGAAATCCCAACAAGCCTATTGGAGGGCTATAAATGGATGATAAGGAAAAGAAAGAAGTTAAGCCCGGTTCGGTAAAGGCGCTTCGCTCCGAGAGGGAAGCATTTGTCACGGAGCTAGAGGGCATCGTTAAGGGCGCTGAGACCCGTGAGTCGAAGGACTTTACGCCGGAGGAAAACGTTCGGCGTGGTGAGTTGACGGTTCTGATTCAGAGTCGTGAGGACGCTATTGCGCAGGCTAAAAAGGTGAAGAAGAATGAGCGCAAAGAGGCGAAAGCCGCACAGGCTCGACAGTTCTATGGGCTGCCCTATGTGACTAACTCTCCGGGTATGATCTCGAAGCTGTCTGAGCACCGTGTGTACGAAAAGGGTAACGGTCGTTCGTTCTTGCAGGACGCTGCTATTGCCGGATTTGGCGCTGGTCTTGGGGCTCGTTATTTCAGCGCTGTTGAGCGCCTTCAGCAGCACGGCCAGGAGAACCACATTGTGGCTACCGAGATCGACGCTAAGGTCACTCGTGATGCTGCCGAGCAGTATTTCCTCGACCAGATGATTGAGGCTAAGAACCCTCGTGAGGACAACCGTGGGCACGTCTACTCTTACCGTGACTTTGTTGGCTCGGTTCAGGAGCGTGCGCTGAGCATTTCTCAGGGCGCTGGTGGAGAGTTTGTGCCTCCGTTGTTCCAGACGTTGGAATGGATTGAGTTTATGCGAGCCGGTCGTCCTCTGGCAGACTGCCAGAATAAGCAGGCTCTACCGGACGGCACCATGAACATTAACATCCCGAAGGTGGTCGGTGGTACTGCTGTCGGTCCTCAGTCGGGTGGAGAGAATACCCCAGTTCTTATGCAGAACTTGCAGACCGCTTATGTGTCTCTGCCTGTCGTGCTTAAGGCCGGTGGGCAACTTATCTCCTTGCAGCTTCTAGAGCGTTCACCTATCGCTTTCGACCAGATGGCCTTTAAGGATCTGGGCAAGGCATATGCGCAGGCGGTCGATGTTGCTGTTGCTAATGGTAACGGTACTAACCAGTTCGAGCAAATCGGTTCTGGTTCTGCCGACGTTGTTGGTATTCTGAACACCACTGGCGTACAGACTGTAACGTGGACTACGGGCACTCCTACTATCAAGGGTTTGTATGGGCAGCTTGGTCAGGCTAAAGCGGACATCTACAATACGTTGTTCCTTTCGGCCACCCACTGCTTCATGACCCCAACGTATTGGGAGTTTGTGGCTTCGCAGTTTGATACTGCGGGTCGTCCGCTCGTTGTTCCGTCCTATCAGGGTCCGTTTAATACGGCTATCCTTGCTCAGGATGCAGGGCTGAACATTGTTCAAGGTGCTGTAGGTTCGAGGGTCTTCGGACTTGACACCTATGCTGATGCTAACTTGCCTCAGCAACTCGGCGCCGCTAGCAACCAGTCCGTTATTATCGCTGGTCGGTTCGAGGAGAACTATCTCTTTGAGTCGCCTATTGTTACTAGGGTACTTCCGCAGACTTATGGCAACCAGCTTTCTGTGTTGCTGCAAATCTATGGCTACATCGCCTATACGGCGGCAAGGTATCCGAACGCCAATGCTGTGGTTACTGGCACTGGTCTTGTAACTCCTACGTTTGCATCTTAAACGTAGTTAGCAGTCCCTTTGGCAGCAGGGACAGTATCCGGCGAGCTGTCGTTAAAAGAGCCGGTTACTAAAGATGTCGGAGTGAGGGGCCGTATGGCGGGCAACGTACCTCCTCACTCTGACCCCAATCACAAAGGATAAGTGAATGCATCCCCAGACGATGATTACCGCCCTCGAACGAGAGCGTGAGCAGAACAAGAATGACGAGAACCATGTCAAGTTGATAGATGAGCAACTAGCTTATTGGCGGACACAACCGCTCCCCGCTGTAACTGTGACAGAACAAGGGGCCGTCGTGCAAGATAGAACGGAAGCATATCTCGCTGCATTGCGAGTCGAGAAGGAAAGATACCCGAAGCGGGCCAAGGAAATAGACAAAGAGATTGCGGCCACAGAAGCGGGTAGGGTTCAAGGCGTTTCCCGTGCGGTAACGCATGTGCGGGGCGTACAAACGGCAACGATTGACAACGACTTAGAGGATTAATATGACTTTCACGCCCGTCTTGCTCACCGGCAAGTTTCAGGATGGTTCTGGCAGTCCCTTGTCGGGAACGCTGACAGTTACGTTGTCACAGTCCATGAGCAACGGCGGGCTCGTTGTCATTCCGAATGCCAAGGTTCTTACTCTTGATAGCAATGGAAAGATTTCTCAAATCTTCTATGCTAATACGGATCTGAATACTGTACCCTATAGGGGTGCCTGGTATCAGATTACAGAGAACTTAATCTCGGAAACTCCGGGTGCGTCTGGTGCATCTGGTACTCCGCTTGCTCAGGGGCAACAGCGAGACTACTCGATTCAGATACCGGCCTTCGATGCTCCCTATAGCTGGTCTTTCAATCCGACAACCACTGTTGGAAATGTTGGACCGGGTAATGCTGCTTTTAACAACACGGTTTATGCTAATGTTACACAGATGTTCGTGAGTATCACGGATACTGGTAATAACTCTACGGCTGCATGGTTAGATAGCCTTGTTGATGGCAACGTCAGTGTTTATAGTATCTCAGCGCCAGGTAACTATGTCATCTTTGCTGTGACTGGTTACACTGTATCTGGCAATGTCATCATTCTCGATGTTACCTATATCACGAGTCAAGGTACACTGCCTCAGCTTGGTACAAGTTCATTAGGTGCGCTCGTTGGCTATGGCGGCGACCTAATACTTGGCAAGCCGATCACTACTATTGACATATCTGCCCTCATGCCTGGTACTCCTGGCGGGTTTAGTCCGACTGGTACTAACCCAGCCGGATCCGTGCAATGGACAACTTATCTCGATATGCCGGAAGTTTTGCAGTGGTTGCAGTTTACCAGTGCGCCGATTCCTGGTTCGAATGAGTCCAATCTGTTGCAGCGACTCATTGATTCGGCGTGTTGCATTGCTCAGGATATAGCTGGTCGTCCGCTAGCTCCGACAACTTTCTATGAGCGGCATGATGGCTGGTCTGGTGAGTATATTCAGCTTCACTATTCGCCAGTGATTCAGGTTTTGCAGTGTCAAGAGTTTCAGTCTACTGGTGGTTTCATTCAGCTAACGGAGTCAACACCGCAGAACCCTAGTGAGGGTATTCAGATAGACTATCGCACTGGGCAAATCATGCGCACTTTTGCTGGATATTCGTGGCCTCGCCCATTCTATCCGGGTTCAAGGAACATAGAGGTAACATATGTGGCCGGGTATGATCCGGTACCTCACAATGTATGGATGGCGACCGTTAATCTAGTCGCCTACTGGTGGCGCAACTGGTACCAGGCATCTCGTACCTTTACTAAAACGCCAGCGGGCTCGAATCAGCAAGCAACTGTTGAACTTTGGCCTGGGGTTCCCGATGAGATTGCCGAAGTATTCGAGTCTTACTATTTGCATACGGTAGGTTAGAATGACTGGCGTAACACTGCCCTCCGCTGCTCCGGCCTCCTATGCTGCTTTGTATGGGTTTATTGCTGCACTTGCTGCTGAGCAGGATCCTCCTATCTTTGTGGTACAAGGTGACTTACAGGAGTTTGAGCCTGCCACTTATATCGTTATCGAGGGTGTGTTTGATGATCAGTTTGTCATTGAGGCAACTGGCTATACCTATATTGAACATTTTTCTATTGAGGGCAATGTAACGATTTTCACTGGCAGCGGTCCAACTGATTCTCCAGGTAATATACCGGCTACAGTTATGGCAGCAACCTATACAGCATACGCCAATGTAGTTATGGCAGCGGTAGTGACAAATCGTGGTGGAAACGGTATCCCAGTCCTTGGAGTCGAGAGCTACCCATGGCCCTTTGAGATTAAAGCGCATACTGGCAGTTATATGGCTTCTCCTGCCTTCATTGGCGGCGCTACAGGCGGTTGGCAAGAAACACTTAACTGGTCATTTCAACTTCGAGCGTTAGTATCCCCATATTCAGTTTAGAAAGGAAACTAGATGGCCCGTCTAGTATCTGAAATAACTAAGCAAAAGAATCGTGATCGTGCTAGGAAGTGGCGCAAGGAAAATCCTGAGAAGCATTATCAGAATACTAAGAAATCTCGCCAAAGAAATCCTGAGACTCAAGGTATATATGTACGACGATATCCAATGGTTGTTTGCATTAATGTTTATAAAATAACAATGGGCTGTCAAGATTGTGGTGAGCACTTTATTGGACGACCAGAGTGTTTAGATTTGGATCATAGGCCAGGAACAGATAAGTTATTTAATGTTTCTCAAATGATGACACATTCATTAGAAAACATTATTAGAGAAGTCGAGAAATGTGATGTCGTGTGCGCTAACTGCCACAGGACCCGCACTGTGAATAGAAAAAGGAGTACATGATGGGCGGAATAGGTTCAGGTCTCGGTGGGTAC